CGCAAAACGGACATTCCCTGACCCACACGCCTCTGTCATGGTCGTACCCCCCCGAGCCCCCCGTGCCGGGGTCGTCACAGGGAGGTACCCCCGTGGCCGCTCGCAGGAAGCTCGCCGCTGTTCCGGACGTCCCGCCAGTCGAGCGAGCTCCGGATCTCCGTACTGCCGTCAAGGACGCCATCGGCCAGATGGACTGGCTCACGCCGGCGGACGAGGCGATGAAAACCCTCGCCCAACGCCAGGCCGAGGAGATCGAGAAGGCTGTAGATCGCGCCGAGGAGCATGCTGCGCTCCTCCGTGACGCCGGCGGCGACCCCTCCATCTACAAGCGCCTCCAGAAGCTCGAGGCGATGTGCGACGTGACCAAGACCGTCGGTTGGCTCGGCCCCCAACTCCAAGGCGTTCTGCGTGATCTCGGCGGCGCCCCCGGCGCGCGCAAGCAACTGACCAAGGACAAGCCCGTCGGAGGTCGCCTTGCGCAGCTCCGAGCCGCCGCTACTGGGGAAGACCACACCTAGGATCTGGACACCGCCGCTCGTCACCGGCCGGCCTGGGCCGTGTGGGTGCGGCTGCGCCCTGACGCCCGAGACCTCGCTCGGGTTCTCCGCCGTCGACTTCTCTCGCGACGTGCTCGGCGTCGAACCGCTGCCGTGGCAGCGCTGGCTGTTCATCCACGCTTTCGAGCTCCGACCCGACGGCCGGTTCCGATATCGGACCGTCCTGATCCTGGTGGCCCGACAGAACGGCAAGACGACGCTCGTCGAGGTCAAGAACCTCTGGAAGCTGTTCGTCCTCCAGATCCGGCTCGTGCTCGGCACCGCGCAGAACCTCGACGTCTCCGAAGAGTCCTGGGACAAAGCCGTCGAGATCATTGAGTCGATCCCGGACCTGAATGCCGAACTCGTGCAGGTCAACAAGGTCAACGGGAAGAAGTTCTTCAAGCTTGCCAACGGCGCCCGCTGGAAGGTGGCCGCGGCATCCCGCAAGGGCGGCCGTGGTCTGTCCGGCGACGACGTCAACCTTGACGAGCTCCGCGAGCACCACGTCTGGGACTCCTGGGCCGCGGTCACCAAAACGACGATGGCCCGACCGAACCCGCAGGTGTTCGCGTTCTCCAACGCCGGCGATGACCGGTCGATCGTCCTGAACTACCTCGTGGAGCAGGGCCGCGCTGCGGCTGCAAATCCCGAGGCCGCGGATCCGACGCTCGGCATGTTCGAGTGGTCCGCGCCTGACGACATCGAGTGCACCTGCGCCCGTCGGCACGACGAGCCCCACAAAGCCAACTGCCGCCTCCGCGACCGGCAGGCATGGGCACAGGCGAACCCGTCGCTCGGCTACACGATCCTTGAAGAGGCGATCGAGTCGGCACTGAACACCGACCCCGACCCGGTCTTCCGGACCGAGGTCCTCTGCCAGCGCGTTCCGGACATGATCGGCAAATGGACCGTCATCCCGGCCGCTGACTGGGAAGACGCCCACGACCCGCTCTCCGCCATCGCGGGGCGCCCGGCCTTCGGGCTGTCGGTGTCCTGGACACGCGACCGCGCCACGATCGGCGGCGGCGGCGCACGATCCGACGGGCTGCTCCACGGCGAGGTCATCGACACCCGCCCGGGAACGGGCTGGGTGGTCGAGCGGTTCAAAGACCTGATCGAGAAGTGGAACCCGACGGCGATCGTCGTGGACCCCAACACCCCGGCCGGATCGCTCATCCCTGACCTCGAGGCCGCGGGCATCGAGGTGACCACGACGACGCTGGGTGAAGTCGCGCGGGGGTTCGGCATCTTCTATGACGGCGTGTCCGGCAAGGAGTACGTCGACGACGACGGGAAGACCGTCAACCCGCGCAACGTCCGGCACCGCGGCCAGGACGAGCTCACCGACTCGGTCGCGATCGCGACCGAGAGGTCGGTTGGCGAGGGTCGGGCCTGGGACCTGAAGAAGGCCAACGGCGACGTGACCGCCGTCGACTCCGTCACCAAGGCCCTACTCGGCCACGCACTCCACGGACATGGTCCGGACGAACTGTTCATCGGAGCTTGGCGATAGGAGATCCCGTGACGACCTACGCCATGGCAACGTCGCAGTGGCGTGAGGTCGGGACCCGGCTCATCTCCGGTGCTGCCTGGGTGCTCTTCGCTCTCGGGTTCGTGCTGGTCAAGACCCTCCGCGCGATCGGGACCGCGGTTGCCGCGACCTTGTTCGCGCTCGGCTGGGTCGCGCGCAAGGTCGGCCCGTGGTGTGTCGCCGCGTTCCGCGAGGGCTGGGATGCCGGGAAGCCGGGTAGCCGTGGGCCTGCTTGATCGCGTCAACGCACGCGCCGAGAAGCGCAGCAGCATCGACACCTGGATCTCCGAATACCTCCTGCCCGCGCAGTTCGGCTACGGCGGCAACCAGTACTCCGTCCCGCAGCTGAACCAGACCTACTCGCAGGGCAAGCTGCAGGAGATCTCCCGGACGCTGCCCGGCTACATGGCCGCGGCACGTAACTGTCCGCCGGTCTTCGGCGCGCAGCTGGTCCGGTCGCTGGTCCTGTCGCAGGCGCGGTTCACCTTCCGGAACCCGCCCTGGCACGCGAAGACCCCACGACGGGTGTTCGGCTCGTCCGCCCTGGGCCCGCTCGAGCGGCCGTGGAAGAACGCGACGACGGGCGAGCTGCTGTCGCGGATGGAGTGGCACGCCGGCCTGGCCGGCAACGCCTACGTCGTGAAGCAGCCCACCCGCCTGCGGGTTCTGCGTCCGGACTGGGTGGCGATCCTGTATGGCTCGGACCTCGAGCCCGACGACCCGATGCACGCCGTCGACGGGGAACTCCTCGGGTACGTCTACTGCAACGGCGGCATCGGCAACGGCACCGCCCGGACCCTGCTGCCCGACGAGGTCGCGCACTGGTCCCCGATCCCGGACCCCGAGTCCGCAGGGATCGGCATGTCCTGGATCACCCCTGCCATCAGGGACATTCAGGGCGACATCGCGGCCACCGACCACAAGCTCCAGTTCTTCAAGAACGGTGCCACGCCGAACTTGGTGGTGAAGGGACTCCCCAACACGTCGCCGAAGGCGTACTGGGACGTCGTCGACCAGCTCGAGCAGACGCACACCGGCGTGAAGAACGCCTACAAGACGCTCTACCTGACCGCGGGCGCCGACGCGACCGTCGTCGGGTCGGACATGAAGCAGATCGACTTCAAGGCCACGCAGGGCTCCGGGGAAACCCGGATCTCGCTGCTGTCCCGGGTGCCAGCGACGATCCTCGGCATCTCCGAGGGTCTGGCCGGGTCGAGCCTGAATGCCGGTAACTTCGGCATGTCCCGGCGGATCTTCGCCGACTCGTGGGTCTACCCGATGCTTCAGGACCTCTCGGCGTCGCTCGCGTCGCTGATCCGGGTTCCGAACGACGCGGAGATGTGGTTCGACACCACCGACATCCCGCTACTGCGCGAAGACGCCAAGGACGCAGCCGACATCGCCTCGGTGAAGGCGACGGCGATCCGGCAGCTGACCGACGGTGGCTTCGACCCCGTGGCGACGGTAGCGACGGTAGCGCCGGAGTGGACGACCACCCTGCAGCACACCGGGAAACTCTCGGTCCAGCTGCAGGAACCCGGCGCCGAACCGCCGTCGGAGTCGCCCCCAAAACAGGAGGCGACGCCGCCGGCAACCAGGCGTCGCGGCGTGCGGCGGTTCAGTCCTAACCAGAAGCGCGACCCCAACGGCAAGTGGGGCGACGGTGTCCCGGGTCCGCAGGGTCCGGGCCTCGACGACATCGACGACATCGACGAAGTTGTCGAGCTCGAAGACGATGAGGCCGGCGAGTTCGACGACGCGTCCCTTCCACCCGCGTACCGCGAGCAGTACGGCAAGGTCCTCGCGGAGTACGGCATCGGTGCCGAGGATCAATGGACGGTCACGGTCACCGAGAAGCGCGGCTTCCACGTCACGGACGACACCGGCGGCCGGGGCAATCGGACGGTCATCCAGGAGCTGAAGCCCCGCACCGCGCAGAACCTCTCCGACGCGGTCTTCGACGTCCACGAGGGCGGCGACCCGGTGAAGGTCCGCGGACTGGGCGCGCAGGTGACCGGTGACGGATCCGGCGGTCTCACGGTCACCTGGAAGTCCGGCGCACGGACGGTCATGAACTCCGACGAAGCCTTCGACTTCCAAGAGGCCCTGACCAACATGGCCGACAGCTACGAGTCGATCTTCTAAGGGGTCCGGCGATGACGCTTACCGCGGCCAAGCCCGTCAGCATCCCAACGAAGCCTCGAAGGAGGTCGGTCATGACCGCGACCTGTGTTCGCACGTTCGACTTCGAGACGCGTGCGGCCGGCGGCGACGGCCGCACCCTCGAGGGCTACGCCGCGGTGTTCGATACGCCGGCGCGGATCCGGGACATGCAGGGCGAGTTCGACGAGCGGATCGCCCGCGGCGCCTTCGCCCGGTCGTTGCAGGAGCGGACCCCGGTCCTGCAGTTCGACCACGGCAAGGACCCGCGGGTCGGCACTGTCCCCATCGGCGCGATCGAGGAATTGTCCGAGGACGCCCGAGGGCTGTTCGTCCGCGCGCGGCTGTTCGACAACCCCGTCGTCGAACCGGTCCGGCAGGCGATCGAGGGCAAAGCGATCCGCGGCATGAGCTTCCGCTTCCTCGTCCCCGACGGTGGCGACACCTGGACCCGCAGCGGGGACCGGGACTCCCGGGAGATCCGCGACGCCGACGTGTTCGAGCTCGGCCCCGTCGTGCATCCCGCGTATGACGCCACCACGGTCGGCGTCCGGTCGCTGCTCGCGCAGCTCGACCCCGACGAGTACCGGGCGATGCTGATCGAGTTCCTTGAAGAAATCCGCGCGTCCGGTATCGACCTGGACGCGCTCCCTGATCTCACCGGGCGACCCAGCGCTGTGCGCGCGGGTGGCGGTGACTCCGACGAACACCCGCGGAGCGGCGACGCGTCGACCTCAACCCGTTTCCGCGCCGATCAAGAGGCGCTCCGCCTGAGAGGCATTCTGAAGTGAGCGACACCGTCGAAATCCTCGCTGAGCTCCGCGACAAGGACATCTCCGACATCAAGGTCGGCGAGACCCCCGAAGAGCTCCGCGGCAAGACCCCCGACCAGCTCGTCCAGTTCCTCGAGATCCTTGACGCGCACCTGCGGTCCCTCCACCAGGAGGACGGTGGGGAGCTGCGCGAGAAGACCGTTCCCGAGCAGAAGGCCTTCGCGTACGGCCTGCAGCTGCGTGACATCGCCACCAAGCGCATCGAAGAGCACCGCGCCGTGCAGGAGGTCTTCGCTCGCAAGCCGAAGGCCGTCGAGCAGGCCTACGCGAACATCCGTCTCGGCTCTCTGGACGCGTACGGCGACGTCCGCCGCATGACCGTCCCCGAGGCCCGCGACCGCGCACTGAAGGCGCTGGACTCGCGGTCGGACACGTCGCACCTCGACGACGACCAGAAGACGCACATCGAGCGTCAGGTTCGCCGGGACACCGACATCGCCCGGCGCATCCTCGTCACCGAGAACGAGAACTACCGGGAGGCGTGGCTGAAGCTGGTCACCCGCACCCACCCGATGCTCTCGGAGGACGAGCGCCAGGCGGTCATGGCGTGGGAGGAATACCGCGCCATGTCGGAGGGCTCGACGACCGCGGGCGGCTTCGGCATCCCGGTGTTCATCGACCCGTCGATCATCATGACGGCGCAGGGTTCCGGGAACCCGTTCCTGGAGATCGCGTCGCAGAAGACGATCACCACGAACGCGTGGAAGGGCGTCAGCTCCGCCGGCGTCTCCTGGTCGTTCGACTCAGAGGCAGCCGAGGTTTCCGACGACGCGCCGACGATCGCGCAGCCGACCGTCACCGCGTACACCGCGCGTGGCTTCATCCCGTTCAGCATCGAGGTCGGGCAGGACTACCCCGCCTTCGCGGACGAGATGGCAACCCTGCTCGCCGAGGGCTATGACGAGCTCCTCGTGGACAAGTTCACCCGCGGTTCCGGCTCGGGTGAGCCGACCGGCATCCTCACCGCGTTGTCGGCGAACACGAACGTCCGCGTGGCGGTCACCACCTCCGGAACGCTCGGTTCCCCCGACCCGTACAAGGTGTGGAAGGCCGTCCCGCAGCGGTTCCGCCGCAAGGCGTCCTGGCTCATGTCGGTGGACGTGAACAACGCGATCCGGCAGCTCGGCACGGCGAACGTCTACCACGCCTCGACGGTGAACCTGCCGGAGGAGTGGGCCGACTCCCTGTTCAACAAGGGCGTCTACGAGTCGCCGTACATGCCGGACACCACGTCCTCGACCTCGGGCACGACTGGCCTCGCTGTCGTCGGCGACTTCAAGAACTACGTCATCGCCCGCCGCGGCGGAATGACGGTCGAGCTGGTGCAGCACCTTCTGCACCTGTCCAACAACCGGCCCTCGGGTCAGCGCGGGTGGTTCGCGTGGGCGCGCATCGGCGGGAACAGCGTTAACGATTTGGGCTTCCGTTTGCTGGTCAACACGTAGGTCTTACCGTGACCTAATCGGGTAGATTGTTGGGCATGCCCGATCAGATCAGTTGCCTGACGTGCGGGGAACCATTCGTTCCCCGCACGTCGGGCGGCAAGCCTCAGGTCCGATGCTCCAAGCAGTGTCGGCGCAAGGTGGCAAACAGCGCCTACATCAAGAAGAACGCGCCCGTCCGCGCTGGCGCATGCGCGGAGTGCGGCGGGCCCGTTGAGCATGTCGGGAGAGGTCGCCCTCGGCGGTTCTGTTCGGACCAGTGCAAGGCACGCGCCGGCAATCGGGCGCTGAGGCGCCGCCGCCTTCCCATCCGGGACCCCAACCCCGAGCAACGGAACTGCGCCCACTGCGGGAAGCTGTTCTCTCCAGGCCGGCGAGATCAGGTTTACTGCCCGACGGGACCGGGCTCCTTCTGCGCCCAGCGCGCATATCAGGCCCGCCGCAAGGCAGGCGAGCCGCTGCGGCAGATCGAGCAGACCAAGGTCTGCCAGGAATGCGGCGAGCCCTTCACGGCGTACAAGTCGAACGCACGTTGGTGCTCGCCACAGTGCCGTCGCCGATTCACGGCACGCGAGGAGAGCCGTCGCCGCGGCCCGATCCGGCCCGACGCAACGCCTTACGCCGACCGCGAGATCTTCGAGCGCGACGGCTGGCGGTGCCACCTCTGCAAGTTGCCGGTCCGTCGCGACGCACTACGCACGGATCCCGATGGAGCAACGATCGACCACCTCGTCCCACTCTCCGCGGGTGGGGTAGACGCTCCGTCCAATGTGGCTACGGCCCACGGACGCTGCAACCGCGACAAAGGCGTCCGCGCCATGGGCGAGCAACTTCGCTTGATTTAGGCCGCGTCGGGTATTACCTACGGGCCGTCCACCGACACAGGAGGAGGGCCCGCCGTGGCCGACATCAAGAACCAGAAGCCCGAGCCGAAGGTCGACATGACCCCGCAGGACAACGCGCGGGACACCGAGGCCATGGCGAAGACCAGCGACGGTCAGGTCAGCAAGGCCGACGGTCCCGCGTCCGAGTCGGGCGACCCGGTCGTCCAGCGTGCGCTCGCCATTCGGCAGACCGCGCTGATGAACGAGGACGAGGAAGCCCTCAAGGCGGCCGACGAGGAGCTCGTCAAGCTCGGCTACAACGAATACAAGTAACCCCCCCGACACCGAAGGCCCGGACCGCTTGGTCCGGGCCTTCGGTGTGCCATCCACCCGAAAGGCATCGACATGGACGTCGTCTACGCCACCTCCACCGCCAGGGTCGCGACACCCGACGGCGGCCACGTCATGGTCGTGAAGGGCCAGCACTGGCCGGCATCCGACCCCGTGGTCCGGCACCAGCCGTCCCTGTTCACGACGGACCCGCGCTGGGGCATGACGTACAGCGTCCAGCCCGACGGATTCGACGCCCCCGCCGAGCAGGCAACCGCCGCTCCCGGCGAGCGCCGGAATACCCGCCGTGGCTGACGATCCGAAGCGCATCCACGGGCTCAAGCTCATCGACGCGTTACTCGACAGCGGGATCATCCGCCGCGACGACTTCGTCCGCCGGCTCGTCATCGACATTCCTTACGACGGGGCGGTCGTCCTCCACGTCGAGCGCATAGGCGACTCCCGACTGCTCGCCGTGGTCCCGACGCTCGCAGGTGTCGAGATCCGCGAGACACCGGCGCCCTAACCCCTTCGTCTCCGGTCGGCTGCTTTGGATGGCCGGCCGACCGGAGACCCAAGCCATCCACAGCCATCCGCGAAGGACATCCCGTGACAGAAGACGAACCGGCTGTCGTCGTCGCCTACGTGCACGACAAAGAAGTTGCATACTCGTGGCACCGATCCTTCGTGGAGATGATCGGCCACGACATGGCCAACCATGGTCGCTTCATCCGCGGCGGCTACATCGCCATGCACTACGGCACCGACGGCTTGGTCGCCGCCCGCAACGAGGCTGTCCGCACGTTCCTCGACGAAGCCAAGGCCGACTGGCTGTTCTGGGTCGACACCGACATGGGCTTCGAGCCCGACACGATCGACCGGCTTCTCGCGGCCGCCGACCCAGCCGAGCGCCCGATCGTCGGCGCGCTCGCGTTCTCGCAGCGCGAGGTCGGCCAGGACGGCATGGGCGGCTACCACACCAAGCCAACCCCGACGATCCTCGACTGGGTCCACTCCGGCGACCAGGCCGGCTTCGCGGCCCGTTGGGACTACCCACCCGACGCGGTCGTGCAGTGTGCGGGCACGGGAAGCGCGGTCATCCTCATCCACCGGTCCGTGTTCGAGCGCATCGCCGCACACCCCGACATGGGCGGCGACAACTGGTACGGGCGGCGGCCCAACCCGTCGACGGGCCAGGTCTTCGGTGAAGACCTGAGCTTCTGCCTGCGCGCCGGCGCGCTCGGCATCCCGGTGTACGTCCACACCGGCGTACGGACGTCGCACCTGAAGCCGCAGTGGGTCGGGGAAGAGTCCTACCGCGCTGTCACCCCGCCGCCGCCGGCAACCGAACCCACCGCGGTCATCGTGCCGGTGATGAACCGGCCGCAGAACGCCGAGCCGTTCATGCGCTCGCTGCGGGCAAGCACGGGTCTCGCGACCGTTTACGCCTTCGTCGGCCCCGACGACGCGGCCACCTGGCAGGCCTGGCGTGACGCCGGCGCCGTGGTCGTCGAGTGCGAAGAGGTGTCCTTCGCGGAGAAGGTCAACCTCGGGTACCGCAGCACGTCGGAGCCGTGGCTGTTTATCGTCGGCGACGACGTGAAGTTCCACCCGGGCTGGCTCGACCACGCGCAGTTCGCCGCGCGCACCGGCGCGTGATCGGGGTCAACGACCTCGGCAACCCGCGCACCCTCGCCGGCGAGCATGCCGCGCACCTGCTCATCTCCCGCGAGTACGTCGACACGGTCGGCGCGTCGTGGGACGGCCCTGGCAACGTTTGCCACGAGGGCTTCCGCCACTGGTACGTGGACGACGAGATCGTCACCGCGGCGAAGCAGCGCGGCGTCTGGCGGATGGCGATGGGCTCGATCGTGGAGCACATGCACCCGCTGTTCAAGAAGGGCGCCGACGACCCGGTGTACGCACTCGGACAGTCGTTCGCCGAGGCCGACGCTGAGGTGTTCGCCAAGCGGTTGGAGGCCAACCGTGAAGGATAAATGGGTCTTTCCCTTCGTGCCGTGGCTGACCGTCGGCTGGCAGGCCGCCGTGGTCGAATATCGCGGTCCCGGCTGGCCGTTGGACATCCGGGTCCTCTTCGTGGCCGCGGCCTTCGCCCTTACCGTCGCATTGCTCGCGGTCATCCAGCCGTGGCGGGAGGACCCGTCGTGACGCGGCATGAGTTCCTCTACGCGCTCCACCAACTCCTGAAGCCGCGCGGCTACCTGGAGATCGGCGTCCAGTTCGGCACGTCGCTACGACTGGCGTCCTGCCCAGCGACCGGAGTCGACCCGAACCCGCAGGTCCACGGGGCGCTCGGGCCCAATGCATCCATCTTCGCGGAGACCTCCGACGACTTCTTCGCCAAGAACCGCGAGCTGCCGCCGATCGACCTCGCGTTCATCGACGGCATGCACCTCGCCGAGAACGCGTTCCGCGACTTCCTGAACATCGAGCAGGTCGCCAACGAAAACACCGTGGTCGTGTTCGACGACGTTCTTCCTCGCAACCAGGGCGAGGCCGCGCGCGAGCAATGCCCCGGCGACTGGACCGGCGACGTTTGGAAGGTTGAGCCGATTCTGCGCGACCAGCGCCCGGACCTGAACCTCCATCTCGTCGACACCGAGCCGACCGGGCTTCTGGTCGTGACAAACCTCGCCCCGGAGATCCGGCACTTCAGCGCCGACCTCGCGAGCGTCTATGGCGACACAG